TCGAACTGGTGAATTGATGGCGATACTCGGCGAGCTCATAGGGCCAGCAACGAAGCTGCTAGATAAGTTCATCCCCGATGCAAGCGAGAAGCAGCGCATCGCGTTTGAACTATCGACGCTCGCCGAACGCCACGCGCAAGAGCAAGCCCTCGCGCAGATAGAGCTCAACAAGCAAGAGGCGCAAGGCAACTGGTTTCAGTCATCTTGGCGACCGGCAATCGGCCACGTTTGTTGGATCGGCCTTGCTTACAACGTGATTGCGCAGCCGCTGCTCAGTGTGTGGTTCGAGATGCCGCCAGTGAACAGTGACCTGCTTTACCCGGTAATGCTCGGCATGCTCGGTATGTCGGGCATTCGCGGAGTCGAAAAGATTAAGGGAGTGGCGAAGTGAAGTACTTCCATCCTGACGAGTTCAGATGCCAGCACTGCGGCAATGCGGGGATTAAGTCTTCGTTCACCGAAAAACTCGATGACATCCGCGAGGAGTGCGGCTTTCCGTTTTTGATTAGCAGCGGTTATCGATGCCCTGAACACCCCATCGAGGCGCGCAAAGAGAAGCCTGGCTCGCACTCGGCCGGCTACGCGGCGGACATTGCGGTCACCGGCGAGCAGGCGCTACGCGTGATCGAGGTCGCGCTGCGTCATGGAATAAAACGAATCGGCGTCAACCAGAAAGGGGGTGGTCGATTCATTCATCTGGACACGGACCCAGACCGGCCGTCTCCCGCGATTTGGAGCTACTAGCTTATGGCTTTGATTGCACTCGATATCCCGCCAGGCGTCGTGAAGAACGGCACCAACTTGCAGCAAGCAAACTCGTGGAACGACGCGAACCTCGTTCGCTGGTACGAGGGCAGCATGCTGCCAGTAGGCGGCTGGAGGACGCGCACAAGCAGCGCGATGACAGGGGTATGCCGTGCGTTGATAACGTATCGCGACAATGCTGGTAACCGCCGCACGGCCGCAGGAACGCATAGCAAGCTGTACGTCATTGATGAGTCAAATACTGTGCATGACATCACGCCTGTTGGCTTTACTGCCGGCGCGGCTGACGCTGTGCAAAACCTCGGGTGGGGATCGCTGACTTGGAGCGCGAACGAGTGGGGCACGCCGCGCCCAGACACTGGGCCATATACGCCTGCCACTACCTGGTCTCTCGACACGTGGGGGCAGTACCTCGTCGGCTGCTCAACATCCGATGGCAAGATTTACGAGTGGCAGAACAATGTATCGACCGCAGCCGCCGTCATCACAAACGCGCCAACAAGCAACACGGCGATCATTAGCACCGACGAGCGATTCATATTCGCGCTGGGCGCTGGCGGCGAAGGCAACCGGGTTGAGTGGTGCGACCAAGAAGACAATACAACCTGGACGGCCGCAGCAACTAACCAGGCGGGCGGCTTCACGCTCGCAACGGGCGGCAACATCATCACCGCCGAATCGATGCGCGGCGAAACGCTTATTCTGACTAACGTGGACGCGCACGTCGCGCGATACACTGGCCCGCCCTTTGTCTTTTCTTTTCAGCGCGTCGGCACGGGCTGCGGCGTAGCCTCAGCGAACGCTGTAGTGCGCGCTGACACGTTTGCAGCCTGGATGGGTACTAACTCATTCCACATTTACGACGGCGGCGTGAGAGCTCTGCCAAGCGCTGTGGGCGACTTTGTCTTTAACGACATCAACGACGCGCAGCGATCGAAAGTGTACGGCGTTTTAAACAGCAAATTTAGCGAGTGCTGGTGGTTCTATCCATCAAGCAACTCGACCGAATGCAATCGCTATGTTGCTTGGAACTACCGCGAAAACTACTGGACCATCGGCGAGCTCGCGCGCACAGCCGCCGCCGACGTTGGCGAGTTTATCTACCCCAACTACGTGAGTTCGGATGGCTACCTCTACGAGCATGAAGTCGGTTTCTCTTACGACGATGCGACCGTATTCGTTGAGAGCGGGCCTGTGCTGCTCGGACAGGGCGATCGATTGATGGTTGCCCGCACGTTGATCCCCGATGAAAAAACGCAGGGCGACGTGAAGGCGACGTTTAAGACGCGCAACTACCCGAACGCTAGCGAGTCGAGTCACGGCCCGTACACGATGGCGAACCCAACGAGCGTGCGGTTCCAGGGTAGGGAAGTGGCCATGCGGATCGTCGGTAACGTCGCAACGGATTGGCGGGTCGGGACTATGAAGCTCGATGTTGTACCAGGGAGCGCACGATGATCCTTCCTAACGCAACAGAAAAGTACGACGCCAAGCAGATCAATCAGATGAATCTCTTGATCGAGCAGGCCGACCAACTCAATCACAAGCGCAATCAAGACGTGGAAGTGGGCGACGCGCGCTTGATTCTGAAATCGCCCAACGGCACGCGTTACTCGATCACGGTCGATAACAGCGGCAACTTAGGAGCGACGGCAATATGAATGTAGATGACGCGATGAGCGCAAAGACAAGCCTGGAGGCAATGATGCCTTACAGGATTTTGCTGCAGTCAGCGCTAGACCTTAGCGGCGGCACGCACACGTTCGAGGACGTGGTCGAAGCAGTCGATGAGGGATTGATGCAGTTTTGGCCGGCAAGCGAAAGCTGTCTTGTTACGCAACTCATTGTGTATCCGCAGGTGCGAGCCATTCACATATTCCTGGCGGCGGGCAACCTAGAGCAGATTAAAGATTTTGATGAGTCACTCGATGACTTTGCTAGACAGCTCGACGCCGACTTCATCACGCTTAGCGGCCGAAAGGGCTGGCAGCGAACACTAAAAGACATCGGCTACCAAACGAGCCACGTCACAATGTACAAGGAGGTTCCCAATGGCGATGGGTAAAGGACCAGGCGGGGGCGGCTTTAACATCCCCTTCACGCCAGACATTCCGTTCACGCCGACAACACCGTTCGAGCCGTTCGTACCGCCGCCTCAAGACAGCGTGGGCAGTTACGACCCGATGATGGATATGTACGGCTCAACGACCCAGGTCTTGCAGCCAATGCCTGGCTACTACGAGCAGTTCCCAATACCCGGCGGCTACTCACCAATGCCTGCACCGGAACCTATGCCGATGCCGCAGCCCATGCCGCAGCCTCAGCCGCCCATGCCTCCGCCTTTTAGTTCGATGCCGTTCAACCCGTTCGCGCTTAATTTTGATTTCGGGTTTTTTAACAGCGTGCCGTTCACCGACGAGGTCGCCAACTCTGAGCCGCCTCCGCAGCAAGTGCAGCCGAACAATTTTCAAATTGACTTAGCACCGCCGCCGCCTGACTTTTACGGCGGCATTAATCCTGGCGGCATGTACACGCCAGAACCTATGCCTTTACCGTCTCAAGAAATCGGCAATGTGTTTGGCAACATTAGGCCATCGATCACCGCAGCAGACACTGGCATCCCGGCAAGTGAGTTCATAAATCCTGGCAGACCAGAATCAACGCTTGACTTATCGCAGCCCGGCAGGGGTACGTCTGGATTGCCGCAAACGAGGAACGAGCTAAGCATGCCGATTCTCGATGCGTTAACGGTCGGCAGGAAAGACCCTGGATTAGCAGTAGCGCCAGCACCCGTGGCACCGCCGCCAGATTTGCTGCCAGCGCCTGATCCCGGTTTCGGTGGGTATTTGAGTAACGTGCGCATATCGCCGTTCATGGGCGGCTTTAATATCGGAGGCATTCTCTAATGAGCTTTGGAAAGAGTAATCAATCATCGTCACAGACGATGGACCCGCAAATTAAGGGTGCATTGCTTGACGTTTTCAACAGAGGCAGACAGCTCTCTTACATGCCGTACAACCCGTACCAGGCGGCAACGGTGGCGCCTATGTCGCCTTTTCAGCAACAGGGCATGCAGGCCACGGTCGATGCTGCCAACGCAGGCTTAGGTCGCGGAGAGATGCAAGATGCCATTAACGCATCACGCGGCGTAGCGCAGTATCAACCTGGTCAACTGCGCGGCATGGACGTAAGGCAACAGGGACCAATTGATGCTGTCGATGCTGGCAGTGCTGCAGGAATGCAGCGAGCATCAGCCATGCGCCTCGGCACTAACTTCACGCCAGGCACCGCATCGGTCGGTACCATCAACACATCGATCAATGCGGGCGACGTTTCGGCGTCTCCGATTAGTACTGCCTATGGCGTTGACCCTGCTCGTATCAATCAAGCGCAGGCGCTTGGTCAGTTTAAAACGGGCATCACGCAACCCAACATCAGCGCTGGACAAGCTGTGCAAGAAGACCGCGTAAATGCCGGCAGCTTTGCCAATACAAACATCGATCCTTATATGTCTAAATATCAGACAGGCGTGATCGACGCGGCGCTGGGCGACATCGAGCGCCAGCGCAAGATTCAGCAGAATCAAAACAAAGCATCGGCAGTAGCCGGCGGCGCCTTTGGCGGCGATCGACAGGCCATCCTTGAGGGAGAAACCAATCGCGCAGCGCTTGAGCAATCAGCGCGCACGGCAGCGCAACTCAGGCAATCAGGCTTCGAGTCGGCCGCACGTCTTGCTGAAGCAGATCTCGCAAGGCAAACCGACGCCGCGCGCGCTAACCAACAAGCAGCGCTACAGGCTGACCTCGCCAACCAGGCAACAGGGCTCGACGCAAGCAAGACTGCCGGAGCGCTTGGTCTGCAGGCGCAAACCAGTAGAGCGCAGCTTGGCTTGCAAGATCGACAGCAAGAACTGCAGCGCAGGACTACCAACGCTGCGCAGGCAAACGAAATGAACCGCGCGAACCTCAACGCCCGCATGCAAGAACAGCAACTGCGGCAGCGAGCTTTGATGGCTAACCAGGATGCAGGATTGCAGGCACAGCTTGCCAATCAGCAAACCGCGCTCGCAGAAGGACAAGCCGCCAACCAGGGCAGGCTACAAACGCAGGCGCTTGGCGCGCAGGCAAGTCGCGCAAACCAAGATGCCGGCTTACAGGCTCAGCAACTCGGTGCCCAACAAGCTCGCGCGAATCAGCAAGCGGATTTGCAAGCATCGCTCGCTAACCAGCAGAACCAGCGTCT